GCTTGGCCCACTACAAATCAAGAAAACTGACTTGACCGCCCTTGAGAATCGCCGAGAAATGTCACGCATACAGAGAATAGGCAGGGCAATACCGCAAGCGTACCGTCCGATATTTGAGCAGATACTCGCTGACGCCACGCTGTCCCAAGTGACTGCACCGGTTGAGATGAAAAATCTCGGCGGGTTGCAAAATTATTTAGCCCCGCAATAACTTTTCTCTTGACTTTGCCTTTCAAATATGTTATAATACGCATAATAGGGATTTGTGGGGGGAGCAATTCTTACACCACGCAAATCAAATTGAGCGGATTTACACATATCAACATAAAATTTGAGGGGGTTAAGATGAATAAATTCAAAATAGGGGAAGAAGTTATTCTTACCGGAGATTGTTGGGGCAGAACTATAAATATGAACCCTCTCGATGGCAAATACACAACTCATATTAACTCCAAACATATTAATGGCGAAGCGATAGTATTTAAGATTCTGGCGGTTAACGCCAGGATTCCCGTTTGCGAGAATAAATTTGCCAACACACTTCTTCAAGATGTACAGAGTAGTTATATAATTACAGTGAACGATTGCAATTTATTACCTGTCCCTAAAATTGAAATTAGATTTTATTCAAACGGAAGAGATGTCACAAATGAGTTAAGTGGACAGAGCCGTAGAGCTATCCTCAACGCGAATAATGATTAAGGAGCATCAACATAAAATCGGTGGGGAAGATGATAAAATATAAACTGACAGATCAGAAGATGCAAACATGGGGAGGGTATCAGTGGAGGGAGAGTATTTGGCACGAAGCTACTGGGGACATATCACAAGGTTTATGCTCGGATGCGTGGTTGCATTGTTATGATAGCTCGTTGCTTGCTATCCTGCATAATCCACTTCATGGGGATATAACGAATCCCAGGTTGTTTGAGGTGGAAGTTGACGGGGAATCAAAAGACAATCACGGGATAAAGTGTGGGTATCGCAGGATGAAAATAGTCAGAGAGATTCCCACTCCTAAAATTTCCACTGTCCAACGGATAGCGTATGGCATTATATGTGCAAAGGCGGTCTATCATTCTGAAAAATGGAACATTTGGGCCGACAAGTGGCTTTCCAACGAAGACCGCACCGATGCCGCCGCCGCCGATGCCGCCACCGATGCCGCCGATGCCGCCACCGATGCCGCCGCCGCCGATGCCGCCACCGATGCCGCCGCCGCCGATGCCGCCGCCGCCGATGCCGCCACCGATGCCGCCGCCGCCGATGCCGCCACCGATGCCGCCGCCTATGCCACCGATGCCGCCGCCGCCGATGCCGCCACCGATGCCGCCGCCGCCGATGCCGCCGCCGCCGATGCCGCCACCGATGCCGCCGCCTATGCCACCGATGCCGCCTATGCCGCCGTCGATGCCGCCACCGATGCCGCCGCCTATGCCACCGATGCCGCCTATGCCGCCGTCGATGCCGCCGAAATTAAAACCACTACTCTAAATTTGGTACAGATAGCAGAGCAGGTGATGAAGATAGAATGAATAACGTGATTGAAATAGTGTCTGCCGGATAATAGTGGCAGAAGGGATTTGTAAAAAAGCAATTCAATAATCAGGTGGGGGATTTGGTGATGAAGTATCTCATTTCAGATGGGGAACAGCCCATTGCAAAGTTTCGGCGTAAACAAGACCGAGACGTTTGCCTCGAAGCACTTCAAAAAGAATTTCCAGAGCACACTTTCTTCCCGGAAGACGATGATTGAATTCGAGAGACATTCGGATTGTCAGTTGTGTCCGTTGTATCAGTCGGCCATGAATCCGGGCCTGCCGTCGAGGACTATGATTGATGGCATGATTCCATCATCGAGGCGGGCCTTGCTTTTTGTTGGACAGTCACCGGGGCATAACGAAGACAAAGGAACGAAGGGATTCGGAGGGAAAACTGCTTACCCCAACGGTCGAATATTCTTGGGATATACCGGCAATCTTCTGGAACAGTTCGTAATGGCTTCGAGATTGAACGAGTACGCCGATGTATATTTTGCCAACGCCTGCCGGTGTAAACCTCCGCAGGGGGGAGATATATCTCAATCACAGATACGGGCCTGCCGAGGCTATTTGCAGGAGGATATTGCCAAATTGCAGGGGCGTTATAAAGAGGTAATCATATTTGCTCTGGGGGCTAAGGCTTGCTATTCCGTCTTGAATATCAGTTCACTCAACGAAACGCTCAAAAAGCAGGGCAAACCGAGTCCGTTCTTCGGCACACCTGAGCCGGTTGTCTTTGCCACATACCACCCTGCCATGTTGCACCCAACCAGACAGCCGGGGAAAGTCCGGGCGGTACAAACTCATTTCTCCCTTGTGCTTCGCTATCTCAAAGGCGAGTTCATCCCAAACAATCTCAAGATAGAGCCGGAGCTTGGGGTCGAAGTGCCCGAAACTTTACCTGCGGAGGTTAGCCTTGACATCGAGACCTACGGTATTCTCGCGGGGGTTGAGCAAACTGTTTTTCATCCTATCAAATCGAAGGAGATAGACGGCGTACCGTTCAAGTATCAGATAGTAACGATTAGCTTCGGGTGGTATGAGGGGACGAAATTGAGGACGGCGGTGTATATTTTCAATCTCAAGAAGCACCGCAAAATAATCCGCCGATGGTTTCGCCGGATGTCACGGGAGAGAATCGTTTGCATCGGCCAAAATATTAAATTTGATTTGCTCTACCTGAAATTCTGTGGGGATCAGGAGATTCCATATTGGATTGACCCACGTAGGTTGATAGTTGATGATACAATGATATGGTCTTTCCTGTTATATGAACAACAACCGGAGAAGGGGTTGAAGGAATTATCTACCTTGTACGGTATCGCCGATTATTCTATGGCGAAAGTCACGGCCAAATCTGGTACTGCTAAGTCTCCACGAGATAAGGACTTACATTATTATAACTGCTTTGATTCCGGGGCGACTATTGCTTTGAAGAGAGACCTGCGGCAAAGGATTATCGACCAATACGGAAAGGACTCTCCTAAGCTGAGTGTCACCTGTGCGTGGGTACGAAATATGATTATTTGGGACACGCTTGACTTGGAGAAAAATGGAAGTACTTTCGACATTCCCAAGTTGCAGAAGTACCATGTGCAGGAACAAAAGCGATGCAATGAGTTGATGACCTCCGCAGAAGAAAAACATGGAATCAAGCTGGCGGGGAAGGGGAGTGACGCCCCCCTTCGTCAGTTGATGCTCGACTGTGTTGCGGAGGCTGGCTTAATGAGTGACCCCCGTGTAGAGTGGTCGCCGAAAACAAAGAAAATTTCAATAGGAGTCGAAAATGTCAACCTCATCAAACAACACTTACGAACAGTCAGTCCATATTATGCTGTCGTTACCGATTTCCAAGAGTATAAGGAACGGGCTAAAATTGTCTCTACATATACAAAGCCTATCCTTGAAGATAGACGGAAAGGAATTGTCCTGCGTTCTGGACGAATTGGCCTTGTTTTCCCTAATTGGTATCCTGTACCAGCTTACGCCGAAAGGGGTGGAAGAAGCGATGAAAAGTCAGGGGGGCAAATCCAAGGAAGATTCTCTTGTCGAAAACCAGCCCGACAAACAGAACCAGCCAGTATTCGAGAGTGTTCCTGCTCAAGATTCCGAGGGGGAAAGCTCGTAGAGTACGATGTGAGCCAGGATCATTTGCGGATGGCGGCATTACTTTCCGGCGACCCCCTGTTGATGGAGGCGTACCAGAAAGAAGGAGAGAATATACATACCCGAACAGCCTTGACAATCTTTCCTGAGGCTGACCCTGCCGATCCGGGCTGGAAAAAATCGGATATGTACAAGCTCGGCAAGACACTGAATTTCCTCGTACTATTTAGAGGCGGTGCTACGGCATTTCAAAGTACAGCTTTAGAGGACGCCGAGGTTGAGGTTGATTTGAGTTTCTGTCAAGACTCAATCGACAAGTGGTATGCCAAGCATCACATTTATAAACATTGGCAGGACAGGATGATTGACTTGGCTGCACAGCAGGGTTATTTGGTACTACCTACGGGGTGGTCGAGGACTTTCGGCATCGGACAAGAGAACATTGCGGGACAGGCGGCGGAGGTTTGTAATTTCCTGCACCAAGCCCCGTGTGCCCAGATAACCGAATCGGCCCAGTATAAAATCATACTACACCTTTTGAAATATCACCTCCGCAGTTTGATTTGCCTGAATATCTACGACGCTATTTTTGCGGACATATTCCCCGGCGAAGAGAAGGACGTCGATGAGATAGTCGGAGAGGCAATGACCCATCCCCCGTTGCTACGGGTTTTCGAGAATTGGGTCGGACGAACTATTCCTTGGAAATTTGAAAAGAAGGATTACACTGCGGAGGCTAAACAATGATAAAACTATATGGGGGGGATTGTTTGGATGTTACTCCAAAGTTTCCGGTAAATCATTTCGATTCTCTTATAACTGATTGTCCGTATGGCCTTAAATTTATGGGCAAGGATTGGGACAGGGGAATACCGGGCGTGCGGTTCTGGAAAGAGTTCCTGCGGGTTTGCAAGCCCGGGGCATTTGCTTTAGTATTTGGTGGTACTCGGACATATCACCGATTGACCTGTGCTATCGAGGACGCGGGCTGGCAGATTCGGGACTGTATGATGTGGCTCTACGGCAGCGGATTCCCGAAAGGACATGATATACCGAGGCAATACCAGATTAAAAAGCATGGATGGAGAGGTCGGTGTATTTCAAACTTCATAATGGGCAGGGAATATATAGAAGAAAGAAGATTTTGGTGGAGATTAGAGAAAAAATGGAATGGATATAATGTATCATTTAAGCCTGCCTGGGAGCCTATCATAGTCGCCATGAAGCCCTTAGACGGCACGTTTGCACAGAACGCCGAGAAGTATGGAGTGGCGGGATTGTGGATTGATGGGGGGAGGATAGGTACTGCTGATAACATACCATCCAGAAGTACAGGATTATGTGATGCGAGTAAAACATTTGGACAGGTATCAAAAGCGGTAACAACCGAACCGTGGGTTGCAAAAAAAGGTCGCTGGCCTGCCAACTTAATCCTCGATGAAGAATCGGCGGCTATGCTGGATGAGCAGAGCGGGATTAGTGGTTCAAGAAAAACAACTAAAAGGATAACTCCAGCCAACAGAGCAGAAACATATAGTGGATTTGAAAATTGTTCTGGTGAGGTTAATGCACCGAACACTTATGAAGGATACGGCGGTGCATCCCGCTTTTTTAAGATATTAGAACCTGAACCTTGTTTTTTCTGTGGATATGTTGAAGAACACGGCAATCTTGAAGTTGGCTCCGGAGTGTATCTATGCGATGAATGCCTCTTGGAAGGAAGTGCATTAGATTTGCCCAATAGATTCCTGTATTGTGCCAAAGCCTCAAGGTCGGAACGCAACGCGGGGCTGGAAGGGATGGAGATTAAAGATTCAATGAAATCTGAGAAAATGGCTGGTATTGCAGGCACATATCCAGATGGTAAACCACGACCAAAACAATATCAGCAGAACAATCACCCCACAGTCAAGCCTCTAAAGCTCATGGAGTATCTTTGCCGTTTGACAAGGACGCCCGAAGGCGGGCCAGTCCTGGACCCGTTCGGGGGCAGTGGCACTACTGCTCTGGCCTGCATGAACACCGGAAGGGATTGTGTTATAGTCGAGAAGGAACCGGCATACTGTGAGATAATAAGGGGAAGGGTAAAAGCAAATGCTGCCAAGAAAAACTGACGTATATTATCGATATAAAATCCCAAACATCATCACGGTACAAATTGACACCCGCGAACAGATACCGCTACTCTTTCCCGACACTCTTATGATCGGACATCCCGAGCTAACGCATTTGTCCCTGCCTATCGCCGTCAAACAGGAAAAAACCAAACTGGACTTCGGTGACTACCGCCTGAAAGAATATCCCGACCAGTGTGTTATCGAACGGAAGGCAAGCCAGTTGGAAATTTACAAGAACATGAACGAAAGCCTCGACCGTATCAGGCAGGCCAAGGCGTTCAGGCGACTATCGACCGGCTGCAAATATCCATACCTTCTGGTGGAAGCCTCCGCAGGGGAACTATTATCAAGCAATGCCTTGGTCAAACAACCTGAACTCGTATGCCATCGGCTGGGACTGGCTATTGCGAAGTATAATCTGCGGCTGTTGTTTATCCCCTGGAAGGCAAGGAATTCGGACACGCGGCGGAAGGTGGGGACGCTGATGCTACACCTGATGGTCGCCTGTGCGTTGCAGGAGACATTTGATGTACCGCCTGTGCTGCTGGAGGAGAAAAATGGCTGAGAATAAAACAACAGTAGTAAGAATTACTGATCCTTATGATATATGGATAGGACGCCCCGGACGATGGGGAAATCCATTTGTATTGGGGATACATGGAACACGGGATGGGGTATGCGACAAACATGACTTGTGGTTGGAGGGGAAGATTGAAGCCCCGGACGGACGCAAGCCACCGTCTTTAAGAGAAATTCAAAAATACCTCACAGGAAAACGATTAGGCTGTCCGGGAAACTGTCCCCCACGTAGATGTCATGGGGATAACTATGTAAAAAGGATAAAAACAAAAGATATTTCCCCTGCGGAGGGGGTTGGAAAATAAATGATTTGTGGTATAATAATGATAGATGGAACAGGGGACGACGAGATTAAAACATTACTTTATAAAGAATCTGACTGCCGTTCCCCTTCTTACGACCTCCGCAGGACGCCTGTCGTCTTGGCAATAGTCTCGACGGCAGGCTTCCGTTTTTAACTCAACACACATTCATGGGGGATTTGGTGGGAACACTACGTAAACTCAAGAAAACTATCAACCAGAAAGAGCCTGCTATCCTGTTCGTCCCAAGCGATACATACGACCCAGACGGTGCGGACGTTATAACCGTATCCGATCCGGCGTTATATAAAAAAGTCCGGGAAGGAGTGGATCAAGCGTTGGAAATCGGTCGCCCCGGAGTGACCAGAACCGAACCACAACGGGGGATAATAATATGAGTATTAGAATTCAATATGATGGCTGTAGTTACTACGTGCAAGAGAGAGTTGTTGGGTTATTTACCGGCAGGTTTAGATGGAAAACTATGTCATGTTTCCATCGACCATGCGGAATAATTCATTGTGATTGGTTTTATACAATGGATGAGGCCGAGCAATCGGCAAGAGATGAAATGCGGTTTCGAGAAGGAATGAAGACGGTGAAGGAATTACGTATATGAACTTTGTCTGCACTGTGGGCATAAGGGTCAAGATACTGGGGAGATATTTGACGAAATTGAACAGGAAATAGATGATTATGAATGCTCCTCTTGTGGAAAGACTTTTATAGCAGTCAAAATTGCAATTTTCTATTATGAGGGAATAATACATGGGGGATAGTTACCAGGAACAAAGAGAATTATTTAGAACGTTATGCAAGGAAGAAGATGAGTCCGCGTTCGACCCTCATTTCTCGGTTCCCCAATCAGAACCGACAATATTAAGATTTTATACTGTAGATGGTCAACAAGTCAATGCCCCCACAGATAAAGCCTTCTGGGGGAGATGCAACCAATACCATGAAATGTGTCCATACGCTTTTAGTGGCGGGGAATGTAATTTGATTTGGTTTCAAACCCGTATCATTTGGCCTGATTTCGATCCAGTCTGTCCTTTAGCTTATAGGGAGCAAATATGATCGACGCAAACAAGGGGACAAGTGAAGAAGTCCTGCGGAGGCTCAAAGCGGCTTCTTATGAGCGATTTCATATCGAGCTAATCACAGCCATTGAACGATTGCTCGATGACTTTCAGATGACGTGGGATGATCTGGTCGTGCGGTTATGTGCAGACCCGGAATGGGTAGTGAATACCCTGCAAGGTAGTAATCTGAAATCTTATGTCGGAGGCTTTCCGTTACCTTTGAACGAGCTAAATGCGATTGCTCACATATTCTCGGCGGAACCGTATATCATATTCCGCCCGAGATTTCCATACACACAAAGTTAGGGGGAAGAAAAATGAAGATAGAAGCCGAAAACAGAACCGTATCTATAGAGATGAAAACCGCGACAGAGAAATACACCATCGGTGCTGCCAAGAAAATACACTCCGACCTTACCGCAGCTATTAGTATAGCCGAGAGTTCCCCGAAAAACTTTGAGGGGCGGGTAGACAATATCCGGGTTAGTGTTGGTGCGGATAGTGAAATGTTCCCAATCCGAATTTCCACCTTACATGGGGCAAAACGTGGAGAACCTATGGGGGGATTCGGTGTCGTGGAGTCTTGTCCGGGGGATATATTGGACATCTCTGGTGCGAAGAACCTTATCGTAATCCTCCAAGAAGCAGTCCGATTTGCGGAGACTAATCATGAAATTTGATGAGATAGTACCTCAACCAGTTACATGCAGGCAATCCTCAATCGCGTGTGCCTTGGCTTGTGAGAGGTACTGGTTCTGTCGGCATCGAATGGGCGTGCGACTGCGGGGGATAGAGAAAAAGGATGCCGCCACACTTGGTAAGATATATCACCGTTTGCAGCAATATGGCCCCGGTGAGGAGGAGAAAACGAAGGCGTGGGTACGAGGGCAACAGTGTGACTTGATGGCAATGATCGATAGGGGGGAAGACCTCGACGGCAATGCCCTGCGACTTACCATTATGCTGACAAGCCTTTATAAGAAGGCCGAGGTCATGGCTCACATCTTCTGGGAGAAATTTCCACAGCCTCCGCAGTTTAAGGTCATCGGCACGGAGATAAAACACACGATGGACTTCGATGGCCTGACCCTTGAGGGGACGATAGATAAACTCATTTTAGATGAGAAAGATGGCAATCTCTGGATTCGAGACCACAAAAGTACGGGGCGGCCTTTGGCAGTTCTGTTCGGGGGTTTAGCGTGGTCAATACAGGCAAGGTTATATCGGATACTTACAGAGGATTATTTGGTTGGGAAATGGAAGGATGATCACCCAACTGCGAGGGGATTCATTCTCGATGGCATCATCACGCCGGGGATTAAGCTGTGCAAGACCGACGAGAAGAACGCTAAGGAATGGAAATGCTCGGTCGAAGATGCTTACCTCCGCAGGGTTAAGGATTGGTATCGAACCTACGAGGTCAAGGCGGAGTTGGAGGGAAAACGAAACACCAAGGCAATCGACTCGAAGGCGATCCTGTTTACCGAACCGTTGATCCCCTACGAATTGCGAAATGCACTTGAAAAAATGCGGATTCTTGAGGGATATCCTATCCATCCCGCATATTATCATCGGGACGTTACAAGGTCGGCCTGCTTTGCATATCAGAAACGGTGTATATACCACGACCTGTGCGAGACCGACCCGAACCAGTGGGACAGTCTATTTGAAACCAAATACCAAATTAAACCTGCGGAGGTACAAGAAGATGAAACAGATAATGAAGATATTACTTTGTAAAATCCTGACGTTGGGATTTCATTGGTGGACATACGGAACGCATCCTCGAACAAAAAGAGGCGGATGTGTCTATTGCTCTCTCTGTCATAAAATCGCGGATAGTCAATGGGAGATTTACAAGAAGAAGTTTTTGGGGAAACCCAAGGGAACATATAAAGTCCCGACCAATACTAATCAAATTTTTAGGGGGAGAAAAGATGTTGCAACTCGTAAAAAATAAACCTAATGGAAGTCTGGTTTGCGATATGAACGATGGGGACATCGCCGTTATCGTGGCCTGGACGCAGGCTGAATATGTTGGACATATAGTTCAACGGTATGGGGATGTACTTATTACTCTGGGGAAACCAGAAGGCTATCGTTGGCCAGATTGTTTCCGCCTGGGGGGTCTAAATTCCTTTTGTCGTGTCCGTATCCTGGAAAAAGGGGAGACGTTAGTTGTCGTTTGAAAGGGGGCACAAAACGAAAACCACGTACAGGTAAAAGGGGGTACAAAATGAGACGAATGTTATTAACTGCGTTGTTTGTAACCATAATAACTTTTGCTTCCGGTTTGTTTCTTACTGGATGCCAACAGGGGCAGGATGGTCATTGGCGGCTAAATCCATTTACGGCCAATCAAATAGAAAGTGCGGGTGAAACGGCGACGGGAGCACTCAGTCTTTTGTCCTTATTTGTACCTGGAGCAGCCGGTTTAGCGGGGATAGCGGCAGGTGTGACTGGTGCATACAAAAAGATGAAACCTGGATTGACTAAGTATAAGAACACCTCGCAGCATATTGTAACTTCGGTCGAGAAAATCAAGAAGAACCAACCTGAACTCTGGGCAAAGATAAAGGATGAGTTCAAAGATGGAACTAATGCCGACATCGAGGCTGTTATTGACCAGATAGTTGCAATGGAAAAAGCACAGGAAAAGCAAAATGGATGAAAACGATAGGAGGATATAAAAGAAATGACACAGCCTCAAGGTAATCCGATTATAAAAGAGCAATTGCAACAAGTCGAGGACGCAATTAACAAAGTCGTTCCAGTAAAACCCAATACCGTTCCAATTGTCCCTACAGATTGGGCGGCACTCGGGGCGGTGACTGGGTACAATCCCAAACTTGCGGAGGCTCTGCGACTATATATTGTGGGACCGTATAACGAGGGCAAGACCACTTTCGATGCAAGTATCCCTAACAATATCATTCTGGATTTCGAGAATGGGGCTGACGGAGTCGTTGGTACGAATTCGATACGGATTCACATTAAGAACTATGAACATCTCGACAAAGTGATTGTGAAGCTGGTTGAGGATTCCAAGAACGGCAAACGCCATTGGGGACGAGTTTCTTTCGATGGTATCGAAGAATATGTTGACATGATTAAGCATCAAATCGAGGAAGAAAAGAACATCGAGGATGTCTTTGATTTTGGCTCACAAGGTCACGGTTATAATCTTGTCCTGCAACGAGTCTGGTCGAAAGTAATGGACTTGGAGCAGGGTGGTTATACTTGGGCCATCGTCGGCCATCAGAAAGTTGTAACTCGAACCAATCCGGTTTCCAAAAAAGAGGAGACCAAACTAAGAGAGGCCGTTATCCCAAGCATCGCACAGAAAATCAAGAACAAGGCGGACTTCCAGATTACGGTCTATTGCCTGAACCAGACGATTGAGTTGAAAGAGAAGAAGAAATTGCCATCCGGTCAGGTAATTGAAGTTCCTTCGGGGACGGAAGTGCGGAAGACTTATTACGTCGATTGCCTGACTACTAATCGGGGCGAAGGCAAGTCGCGGGGCGTACCGGATATGGAAACGAAATTTGAAGTGCCTCTTGTTGGAGGATGGGAAGTATTCAGGACGAAGTATAACGCGGCAGTTGCAGCCGCCAAGAAAAAATATCAATAGGGGGTGGGCAGATGAATTGGATTAAATGTGAAACGCAGATGCCGCCAAAGTATCTTCTTGTCTTAGTTTGGGTTATCTATCGAGGTGGTATATCGGATTTTACACCCTCTTGGTTGGATGATGATGGTTGGGCGATGGGATCGGCAAAAGGATTTACGGTGACACATTGGATGGAGATTGATGAGCCAATAGGCATATGAACAAATAATAACATTTCTTTTTTGGGGGAAAAAACATGAGTGACATGGATTTTGAACGCTTGTTGGCGGCCCACAATGCCAACCTGAAACAGCAGTACGATGATGCCGAGGAATTCAGTAACTGGATGCCGGATGACGGAGAGTACACTGTCTCGGTCATCAAATGCAGCAAAGGGGTCTCAACCAAGAAAGACCCAGACAACCCGATGTTCTGGTGGAAACCCGTCGTCAGGATCGAAGCGGGAGACGGCGGCCCCGAGCTACTCGGGCAGGATTTCGCCTTGGGGTTCTTTAATACCAACGCCCCCGGAATAATGAAGGGGCAAGCCAGGGCCTTGAATGGCGGCGAACTTGTTTCGTTTGATGACATCAATGCGGTATTTACACAATCAATCGGCAAGATTCTACGAGTCAAAGTAGTGACCACCAGAAGCCCCAAGAACGGGCAAGACTACACAAACTGCTACATCCAAGAAGTAATTCAGGCCGAGGCCGTTGAGGATTTGCCGGACGAACCTCCGCAGGGGGATGACGGCGGCGGGCCGGTGGTCGAAGGGACAACTGAGTCGGCAGGAGAAGTATTGGCCTAAATTCTTGAAAGTTTGTTATTTGAAAAGAGAATAAACGAGCAATGGGGGTCGCGTCCCGAAGGCCGAGGACGATATGAAACCCTAATATCGAAGAAGCTGTTCGCGTAGTACGACCCCCATTGCCGTTTTCTTGGAGAGGGTATGTTTCAAAAAACTAAAAAAGGGATAGCGATTTGTCCTTATTTTATTTGGACAAGTGAAGACATAGAGGGTTTGGGCCAAACAGAAGATGACGTTAATTTAGTTTACTGCACCCACCCACTCAACCCAAATGATAATGAGGGGAACTGTCAATCCCTGACATGCCCCATAGTAAACCCACCTGTGGAGGTCCGATGAATCTACGAGTACCAATCACAATCAGTCCGCACACCATAGAAGGCAAGTTGCAGGGGCATTATATATTAGTTCATTCGCTGTGGAAGGATACGCAGCCAGTTATTTTCAAAGACCAGTTTGCGGGGTATTACCGGGGGAGTTTGATACTGACAATGGCACACCCGAGCGAGTGGCGTTCTTTTGTGCAGGCGGTCATTCACAGTTCAAGGGCTTCGGAGGATAAACCCTCCTGCTGGCTCGCCGCCGTGAAGATGACCCGGATGGGAACGGGCGTGCGGTACTATCTGCCTGGGACGGTATTGAAACCGAATCCTGCGGGGCCTGGCACGATTAAGATGATGGGACTCATTTCCAAAGCAAGCTATGGGAGTGGGGATGTGATTTACGTGGTTATACCGAAAATTGACGGTGACATTTTACTTGGAAGGGGGGAATTGAGATGAAATTCAAAAGGGGGGATACAGTAATAAGCATAAATGGGGCATATAAGGGACAAATCGGGAAAATCATCTGGATTGCTCCGTCGAGTGCTTTCCCTTATCAAGTTCGTTTTGGAAACCTGTATACCAACAAGTCCGAGGAATATCTTAGGGGGATAACCCTTGCGGGGGGCAAGGAAACTAATCCCAAAGACGCGGCGGGAATACAGACATTTGACTCGGGGGCGACTCGGACTTCCGAAGATGGGAGACTTTCTTATGTCAGGGGTCTTTCTTCCGTAGTCCTCCGCAGGTATCTCCAGTATCTTGCCAAGCACCGTAAGCAAGCTGACGGTTCAATGCGGGAGTTCGACAACTGGAAACAGGGGATTCCTATGCGGCGATCTTTCGATGGACTTGGGCGGCACTTCTTTACTTTGTGGCTATTGATGGAGGGACTTGATATTTACGATGATTCCGGGCAGGAAGATATACAGGATGTCCTCTGTGCCATAATGTTCAATACGATGAGTATGCTCCATCAAGAGTTGATGCAGCCCCGAATAATACAGCCTGCGGAGGAGGAAAAAAGTGCTGCATCTGGTTAGAACAATTTTCTTTGTAGCCATGATTGGGAGCTTTTTCGGGTTGGGGATTTGTGACTGCGTGATCCACAAGTGGAGGACGGGGTTGGCGTCCCTGTTACTCGGAATAGTCCAAATGTTAATATTTTGGGGGAGAGGAAAATGAATAAAAATCGTGAGATTATGACCTTTACGGGCAAGATGTTCGATTTCTTCAAGCCAAAGCCGGAGACGATTTGCATTGAGGACATCGCCCACGCTCTTGCCCTGACAAACCGGTATGGGGGGCACACCTTGGAACCTTATTCGGTGGCGGAACATAGCGTGAGATGTTCGCTTTTGCCGGTTGGAGAGCCGTTATTGAACCTGATGCACGATGCGGCGGAGGCATATATCGGAGATATAGCGAGTCCACAGAAGGCGGGATTGGGTTGGGTTAATGGGGATATATGCCCATTGATGTATCAGCATGTGGAAGCCGAGATTCTGCGGAATATTGGTAAAGCCCTGGGGCTGCCAGCATTGGCTTCATGGTTGGCAACTCCAAAAGAGGTCAAACGGGCTGATATTATTATGTTGGCGACTGAGGTACTGGATTTGTTCCCTCCGCAGGTTTTTGTAATATTCCGTGACCTCGGGTGGATACCGAAGGATGTTGAGCCATTGCCAGCGAATATTTGCCCTTGGGATTGGCAAAGTGCAGAAGAAAACTTTTTGATGCGATTTAAGGAATTGACGAGATGAGGATTATTGAAGAGGTAATTGAGTGTGCCGGGCGGTCGGATCGAGTAGAGATTTTCCCTTTTTTTGATATGCACGTCGGCAAAGCTAATTGTAACGAGATAGCCATTAAAAAACAGGTACAGGAAGTCCGCAATAGAGTAAAGAAGTCCGGGCGACATATCCGGGTATTGCTCGGTGGGGATGCAGCAAACTCGATTAGCCCATCCGATAGGAAACGATTCGATTTCTCCGATGTAGCCGACTGGCTCGTTCAGGGAAGCCCCGAGGAGGTGAAGGACGCCCTGGCGGATTTGCCAAATAGGGAGATAAAGAGAATAGTCGAGATACTCAGGCCGATTAAAGAACAGATAATCGGGGCATTGGAGGGAAACCATGAAAAGTCCTTACGGAAATATCATAATATGGATGTGCAGGAGCGGCTGTGTGAAAAGCTCGGATGCAAGAATCTTTCTGATGAGGCGTTGATTCGCCTTAGGTTTAAGCGTCCGACTGGACGGACAAATGCAACAACAACGGCTATTATCTACCTCCGGCATGGGTACGGGGCGGGGCGGAGTGTGGGAGCCGAGCCGAGTAAGCTGGCAGCAATGTTGAATGAGTGGGAATGTGCTGATGTTTGTCTGAGTGGGCATACCCATACTTTCGAGGATTTTGGCCCCAAAGCGGTCGCAACTATCCCCCGACGCGGTGCATTACCCACCGGATTATTGTGGCGACACCGGTTCGCCCTGAATCCGGGATGCTGGCTCGATAGTCATTCCATTGGGCGGGGAACGTATGAATCTCAAGCGTGTTATCCGGCCAGAGCGTTTATGACCGCCAAGATTGTAATATGGCCGTTCTACTCCCCGTTTATAGAAGGGCGGGAATTTAGTTGCCCGAAAATCGAAATCAGGAAATACCCAATTTTATAGGGGCACTAAATAAAATTATCTTCTAACGGATTTTTTTGTTGACTTTGGTTTTCCGATGTGGTATAATACTGATAATGAGAGTGTTGGGTTTTATGACTAAAAACAGAATAATCGTAAGTACTTTATGGGACACGATTTATGCCAGCATAAAATCACGCCCCATAACGAAAATTTGATTGTAACAGCTTTGTAAAAGACTGTCAAGAGAAAAATTAAAAATTTTTTGGGGTGGAGATGGGTAAGCGATTGGATTTAACAGGGCAGAGGTTTGGGCGGTTTGTGGTGTTAGCACGTGCTCCAGATCGGAAAAGAAACGTTTATTGGAAATGTAAATGTGATTGCGGGGAATTTAAGACAGTTTGTCAAGGCAGTCTTAGATCTGGCAAATCTAAATCTTGTAGATGTTATCAACGATCGCGTATTCGTGAAATTCATAGAGTAAACATTCCAATAGGTACAAGATTTGGCAAACTTGTGGTTTTGGGGATTGCAGAATCAAAATATGGTAAAACCCATTGGAGTTGTCAGTGTGATTGTGGAAATATTAAAAACGTGGAAAGCAACCACTTAAGATATGGTGACACTAAATCTTGTGGTTGTTATCAAAAAGAACAACTTTGGCTACCAAAAGGGGTTGCGGCTTTTAATCGACTCTATCAAAGTTATTGTCACACGGCTAAAAATCGTGGATATGCCTTTTCTTTGTCGGAGAAAGCCTTCAAATTAATTACAAAGCAAAGATGCTATTATTGTGGCACAAAACCGACGCAAATAAGAAGGGTAAAAAGTTGTAATGGGGACTATGTGCACAATGGCATAGACCGTACAGATAATTCCAAAGGATATGTGCCTGGGAACATCGTAGCTTGTTGCAGACAATGTAATTTTATGAAAAACAATTATTCTCAAAAGGATTTTCTCGCTCACGTAGAGAGAATCCACAAACATCAACTCAATTTAAGTAGAGGAGAAGTGAGATGAAAAAGGTAATGTTGTTAATCGTTTTGATGTTGCTGGTCGTCCCAGCGACAGGTAAAGCAAAGAATCAGGACAAGGGTTATTTCACTGTTGGCTCAAATAAGGATTATACTGTGTTTGAAACCGGTGGAACACGCGGCGATAAGCTATTTGGTTTCGGCGTGTCTCTTTATGACGGTGCTGATGATACGCTTCAAATTGGTGACAAAAGAAACAAAGATGCTTTTGCCTGTAAGTTCGGATTCGAGGTTGCAAAAAATTCCAATTTATATCTTAATGGTATTCTTGGACTTAGTCGTACAGAAAAATGTATTTGGGGCTATGACCTTCTATATGACAAGGGTTGTCCTCTCAATGATGGACACTGCTATCAGGCTTATAAGAAAATCGACAAAGGGTATGGTGTCTTGTGTGGTGTAGGTGTTTCTTGTTTCATTCCGAATCTGCCGATAGTAGTTTCAGCTGACTATGACAACGTTCGGAAGTTTACCGGTAGTGCTGGTCTTGTTTGGAAGTTCTAACAATTAAACTCTACAATACTCTGCCAGATAGCAATGGCAGAGACTTGTGCAGTTTAGAAATGTCAATGGGTTTAGCGAGTAGAGGGTGAAAATGGACGCAACTGAATATTTAGCAATGAAGTTGGAGAGTGCAGCTAACAAGTTGTTCGAGCGTGACAAGAAAAAAGTCGACGCGGCAATACGAGAGTTGTATGAGCTATATATAGGTAAATTGGCCACGTATCGACACCAAATGGACATTTGGGAACAGCTCGAACAATATCTCAGGTCGCCCAAGGTAGCCGACCTAAAGGACGAGTATGTGGCCGAGCGATATTATGCAAAAGCCCATGAAAGAATGATGCACACTGACTCGCCGAGGGAGTAGTTTCAAGTTGGGGGAATAAAAGTGGAGGCTCGATAGGGGGATTTGGCAATGAGAGAGTACAGGATTGATCCGAGCGTAAATGATGTACCGGAGATGGATGATCTATTCGAGATTCAACGGGATACTGATGAATATGAGGGATTCTATGATCGGAGTGATTATGATGATTGTATTGAATAATTGACATTTCACCATCTCCATTCGACCTCCGCAGGGAATCGTCCACCGGGTCATGCCGCGACGCCTGCGGGGGTCAGCATTAAGGCTTTCTGTCTATGGGGTAGATTGGGGGGTATGAAATATGATACTGTAAATAGGCGGGATTTGATGATGTGTCGAGGTTTTGTGAAAAATTATTTAGGTTGCGGGGGCTAAGATGAGAAAGCGGTCGAAGGACGAAATTAGACAGATCGTCGAGAACAAGTATCTGTCCTGGATATGCTGTTATGGTTTGAAGGATGCGTTGCGGGTGTGTACGGAGCTTAAACGAAAATTGGTAGAAGAGAAAAAGAGGAGGAACGAGAAATGAGGTGGATAACAAAAGAAGAAGTGAAAGAAGCGGCTCAGGCGGGGAGGCGTGAGGCCGTCCTGTGCTCGATTAGGCATTGGGTCCAGTGTAAGGTGGCGACGCCAGCCCAGTTGCGATATGCCAAAAAGAAATACGGCGGGATTGATGGTTGCGACATTATCCGGTCCGGGCATTGTGCTCTATGTACAAGATACAAATTGGATTGGCAACATTCCCGAGCATGTAATAGTTGCCGCCTTGACTGTTTCCCGTTGTGGCGTAACGCACTTTGGGCGTTGAAAAAGCGGGATTGGGTGGCTTGGTATATAGCGGCAGGGAAGGTACTTGAGAAGCTCAAAGGGCTGTACCAGAAAGAATACGGAAGGATTCCGAAGTGGACGTTGAAATGCTGAAGTGGATTGCGATAATCGGAGTGGGGTGTGGCCTGGCTTTAGCGGGGCTGGCTTGGTGGTGCGTACATCAGATCGACCTCTTGGTTAGTTTGGGGGGGATAAGATGATTTGTCCGATTATGTCAAAAGTGGTTACATCGATAAAAACAACCGAGTTGGACGTGCCGGAGGTTATCCCTGCGGAGTGCCTGCGGGGGGAGTGTGCCTGGTGGAATTCAATTAGGCAAGAGTGCTCCCAGAAATCGCACGGTGACGCGGTGGATGATTGGGGGAAAGACATAATAATGTGATTTGCTACCGCGTGCGAAATTGTAGACCCTCGGATTGATGGTGATATGTCAAGTGGATAATATCGGACGGCAGTGGGGGGAGCGTCCGGTAAAAAACGGGCGACGGAAGGTCCGATAAGGAGGGATAGTAGACATAAAATTATCGGACGTCTTAACCTCCGTCGCCCAACGGTTATGGGACGTTCGATATTCCATCTTGATTCAATTCTATTTTATTGTACCATAACAGACAAACGAACGCAAGAAATATCTTGCCAAAAAAACGATAATTTCGTAAAATATAACCTGGGAATTGCCGATAGATATTGAACCAAATTCCCTATGGTAGGGCCTCCGCAGAATGTTGTTTCCACCTGCGGAGGTTTTTTTATTGACATTGGTTTGTATTTGTGTTATAATGATGTATGATTTATATAGGGAATTGCGAACTAACGTAGGGACACATACCTTGGGCACATTTTTCGGAGGTAAAAATGAAAATCACACCGGAAGAAAAATCTGCGTTACGATACGCCGGGTTGTTGGGGCACGAGTATATTCTGACGGATCAACAGAACAGAATAACCGCCGAGATTGATAACAGAGACCGTGCTTTTGTAGATGCAGCGATAAGTAACAATAAAATTTTCCGGCAGGGACCACGGAGACGATTTGTGAGAGTAAAATAATTCACACAGGCAAAACAAGTAACAAGTAGGAAAATCTATTTAGGGGATTTGGTGATGGCAAAACTAAAAGAAGTAAGAGTATCAGGATTGAAAGCGTTTAATACTCTACGGATTGTACCTGTTGAGGCTGCCGATAAAGAAATATATCGGATTGACGAGATGGCAACAGACGTAGAGTATATTACATGGAATGAAACCTTTTCTACGCCGGAAAGTGCATTGTTTTTTATCGCAGAATTGGCGAAGGCAAAAGGAGACTTTGACGATTCGTAGGGTTTTTAGGGGATTTGGTAATGAAGATTAAGACAGAAGAACACGATGGTAATATTGTTTTATATCATCTTAATTTAGATGATAACGAGACTTATACTTGGGCACACCGAGTAAACAATCCTTGGCCATGTTCACAAATATCAGGTAAAAGGCTTTGGATTGCTGTCGATCTAAATGGACTATTCGATATTACATTAGATGGTAAGTTTGTTGATATTGATAGTACTGAATTAACAGCAATCGTTAGTGATTTTTTGCCTGATGATTGCAAGCATTTATGGCCAATTTGGGATTTGAATTAAAATAGAACTGAGGGGGGATTTGGTAATGGACATTATGATGTTAGATGTTGATGGGTTTTGTAGTGCGATAGTGAATGGAGTCGAATCGGGAATGATAACAGGAACGGAGGCGATTGAATTGATAAAAGAATACTGGAGGTTGTTAGCCGGTTAACCTCCAGATTCGGATGCTCGGTGGGGATCGCCCATCCCATCACAAAACGCCGAGCATCCTTCAATATTATTTTAAAGGGGATTTGGTTATGAGTAAGCGATATATTTATTTGCCAGCGATAGAAAAGCGTGTTCCCCTGGGAGCATATATCAGGGGAATACTATTGGCGAAAGCGAATCCAGAGATGGAATTCAAGCATGGGTTGACTTGCTGGTGGCCGTGTACCGGTAGGGATATATTAAGGCAGTTTCGAGACGGAATGATGGATAGGATCAATCAGGCTATTCCGTATAGTCAACGAGAAAAGTAAAAATTAAAGGAGAGAATTTTTAGGGGATTTGGTGATGGAAAATGATAATGGCGAGACAATTTATTGTAAGAACCCGATTTGTGAATGGGAGGCAGTAGAGGAAAGAACAAGGAAGGACGGAACAGTGATACGGCTATGCTGCCAGTGTGCGATAGCCTGGGATATGGCTTTAGTTGATGAATGAGTAGTTGAACCTCCGCAGTAGATAAAAGACTTGCGGAGGATGACATTATCTATTCCCTATGACCACTGGGAGGTGCGAGCTTCTTAGTGGTTTTTTTATGGCCGCAGATAATGGCTCCGGGCGATAGCTCAAGAATATGAGAGATACGAGGTAGGTATTGGTAGGGGCTGCTGGGGGATCGTCCATTGTGGGGGGTGTGGGGGGACAAAAAAAAGCCCGACTGGGTTGAGCCGAGCTTTGTGGGGAATAAATAAATTGCTTGTGTTAGTTGCTGTAAGTATAGTATAACACAAAAGCAATCGGGATGCAAGGATAAAATGGGGAATAAAGAAAATATTTGTAGAACTATCTATGGAGGAGGGATTGTGCTTGACGGGTGATTGTTTTTTTGGTTGACAGAAACAGTAATTGTGTTACAATAATAGTATGAGGGAAGTAGAATTAACACAAGGAAAAATAGCCCTGGTCGATGATAAGGATTATGCGATTGTGTGCAAATATAAATGGGCAGCAATAAAAGGCACATCCGGGATATGGTATGCCCAAGCTGTTATTGTGCATAATGGGCGGAAAACGGTTACATCAATGCACAGAATGATAATGGGACTATGGCCGGGAGATGGCGAGATTGTAGATCATATCAGTAGGGATGGACTTGATAACCGGCAATTTAATCTGAGAATAGCTACAAATAAAGAGAATGCTCAGAATCAAAAGCCGCACAAAGATGTAAAATGGAGTAAGTACAAGGGCGTTACATACCAAAAAGCAGCAAAACGGAAGAAAAGATGGATTGCCAGAATTATTGTCAATTACAAGCAGATATATGTGGGCTTTTACAAGACGGAGGTTGAGGCCGCACAGGCTTATGACAAGGCTGCAAGGCAGTATTTTGGGGAGTATGCAAGAACGAACTTTGCAGCTTGATACGAGATAGATAAGATAGGTATAGTGTGTACTGTGCGAAATTGTAGCATAAAGCCAGATAATTTTAGATAATTAGCGTCATCATACCATTTAATCATACCTTAAAATCACGTCCTATTAAATAGGTTATGTTTCTTTCAGCATCGACCGATAATATCACGCGAGGATAGCGGGTTATCTTGTCGGTTATCGGACGAAGTGCCTCTGCATGATTGATCTCGTTATCGGACTTGCCTCGGATCGCTCAGGATGCTCCTCTTATCGGACGTACGGAAGGGCGGTCGGCCCCCAAGTGATTTCTTATTTCTTAGTCCAAAGACCTCTCCCGTTTTAATAACCCCAAATAATCTTGACAGGTATATGTCAAGGAAACCAAGACCGCCACAAATAACCCCTACCCCCATTTCCAGCCCGTTATCCGAAGACCGCCAAGCAAGACCGCCAAAACTGTTGGCGGTGTTCGCATATTTGCTCAAAAACGCGGATTTTCAACCCCGCCAAAAAGAATCCCTGTTTACCCCTTTTTGGCGGTGTTTGGATATTAGCGAAATAATGGGGGTCATTTTGAAGACCGCCAATAATCCGGGTACAGGAATCCTACATTGACAAAAAAAAGCATATGGGAATAGTAGGATATACTTTTTACCCCAGATTATCCCCACCCAAGAAATGTTAATATGTAGGCAACGCCCACTCCCAATGATTCGATAGGCCGTTGTCGTCCGGCATTTTGATTGATTGAATATCCAGCCTCTTTTTTGCTCTTTCCAGCGTCCTCTGTGAATATCCTTCATCCCTTCCCGCAGACATAATGACCCGAGCATCCCTTGGCCCATCCGTCAAGAAGTCCAGTAGCCAGTCCCCGGCATCATCTCGCTTACTCGGCCTGCCTTTCTTCCTCTCCCCCGGGGCCAGCAACTCATCCGCCGTAATATCCAGCAGTCCCGGCTCGAAGGCACAATACGCCGATCCTTCCAACCCATCCTCGGTCATCACGCTCTGGGCCATCAGCCTGTACGCCAACCCGGTCGGCTTGACCCCCAGATTCCCCTTCAAATGGACAAACAACCGCCTATCAATATCGTCCCTGTCCGTCTGCACCAGCCAGGCCGCCCTGACCGCATTGATGAAAGCGGCACTCCCAATCACCCTGTTTATCGCCGCCTGCTCCTGATTCTTATTCAAGTGGCTTATCCCCAACACAGCCAGCTTTTCAGTCTGGGCCATCGAAATCAACGGACTCAGAAACTCCCTCACCTCAGCATTCTTATTCTCATTCTTGCCCTCCATGTATGCCGAAATCGGATCGATAATCACCAGCTTGGTATCCGGCACTTGCCTAACCGCCTGCCACAGCAGAATCCCATCCGAGGTCAGATTGTACAGCCCCCGCTCCTGCCCCTCGCTCTTTATGGCCTTGATAAAGTACACCTTATCGAGATTTGCCCCGGCAGCCTTGAGCCGTATTACTACCGTATCCTCAATATCATCCTCAGCCGTCAGAACAAACACACTGGCTGGTTCCCGCGTCTCATTCCTGCCGTCAATCCAAGGCCGTCCCGTGCTCACCTGTGCGGCCATATACAGGCTCAGGAACGACTTGCCCACGCCCCCGATCCCGACCAGTAGGCTCATTTTCCCCAAGGGTATCCTGTTCGGCCACAGCCAACTCAACCGCCTCGGCTTGACCCTTGAGAAATTATCCACCACCGGTATCTCAATCGCCTTCTCTTTCCCCATCAATTACTACTTTCTTCCCCGCCAAAATAGTGGGGGCTGACGATGAGAGAGGTAATTAGGGTTTGTGCCAGCCCCCCGCAAGGCTTGTTTAAGATGACAGGATTACCCTCCCCCATATAACTACATTATACCACAATCCCGATTTATTCCAACCCCAGCATCCAACCCTGCGGAGGTTCAAAACAGGGGTTGGAAAATCCGGCGGATATGGTATAATAGAAACATGGGGATAGAGAGGAAATACTAATCAATCACATTCGAGGGGGGATTTGCGATGAAACAAGTAATCAAAACAGCACATAGTCAAACTACGCCTATTGAAGTAGTTGCTACGAACAAAATCTATGCGGTCGCACGTTGCAGGACCGTATATAAATTGCAACGGATATGCCGAGGCGATACAGATTTATGGATGTTTTGTTACATAGGAAGTTGCATTGGGGGATCAAGTGGGATACATTCCTCTCTTACTGTTGCCATCGAAAAAGAAATAGATTCGGGGGGGATAGTCTATGAATTTGACACTCCGCGGGAATTCTTTAAGTGGGCATTGCAACAAGTCTCGAATGGTTAAGCTCTCTGTCAAACTAATTGCCGTTGAGGTCAGCAAGCCCTGTACCTGTCACCGACTTGTACTTGCACGCAAGCTTGATGCCCGCTACTGGCTCTACTTCTTCGTCAAAGAGCCATCGTGGGTTGAGTTCGGCGACCGCCTCTTGTTTTACCCGGCCACTCTGGAACTATTTTTGGACAAGGGGCCGACTCTCACCTATCGTGCCCAACTCGATGATATGAGTCCGGATGCTGCACTCGAACTGGCAATGAAATTGCCCTACCCAGAAATGTACCCGGGAGATTCAACCCCTTGGGAAATAGTGGGGGGATAAGAAAATGGCAAAATTTGATAAATCAGCTTTTGACTTTATTTTAGATACCGTCAAAGAAACCCTCGATGATCCGAGTTCTCCCTGGTATGGGCACAAAGTTACTAAAAGACTTCTGGACTTTGTTTTTAAGTATGAAACATTACGGAGGGTATACCAGAGAACGGTGGACAAGTCCCGGGAATTACAAGAGAAATACGATTTACTTGCAGAGGAAAATGAAGACCTCCGCAGGGTTATTAACGACTTAAAGGAGAATGAAAAATGAAAGCAAAAAAATTTGGTTGGGTGCATGAACTCAAAAAATCAAGTCCAAAATATTATGGTCGAACTCGGAAATTCTGGTCGGGGCGATTCGGACTTTACGCTGGTCCCTTGTCTGCGGCATTTGTAATGTCTTGTCGTTCCACAGCCAGGAACTGTAGACGACCGAGCGAGACTGTTCGCAAAGTAGAGCTTACCAGTGAGGGCAGGGCCAAGAGAATCGTTCCGGGGGGATAAAATGAGATTGGCTATAATCGGGTCGAGAACATTCAACGATTACAATTTGCTCCGTAAATCAATCCACATATTCAATACGGAGATTGACTGTATTATTTCCGGTGGGGCTAAGGGTGCGGATTCTCTGGCTAAACAGTTTGCCGAAGAGTGGCATATCGAATATGTAGAATTCCCCGCCGAATGGAATAAATACGGTAAAGCAGCCGGATTCAGGCGGAACCACGATATAGTCAACGCCTGTGATACAGTCCTTGCTTTTTGGGACGGCAAATCACGAGGAACAAAACATAGTCTTGACCTCGCAAGGGATGCCAAGAAACCTACATTTATTGTTTACTTTTGAGTAGAACATGAAAACTCACATGGAAAACGGGCAGGGGTATCGACACATCCTGCACAAAGCCCTCTGTGGGTTCAAGGCGTGCTGGAACAGTGGTCGCCGTGCCTATATAAAGAACAACCCTGCGGAGGTGACGTGCAAAAAATGTTTGAGGATTTTGAGGAGGAGAGATGGAAAAATTAAAACTTCCAAGAACCCTTAATTTTGGATTTGGGGATGTTGTCGAGTTGTCCTACCTGGAGACCGTCCTCGGAATATCCCGCAATGCGGCGACTCGCTACCTCGAAGCACTTCGGATCAAGCCGTTCTACTTCGGCGGGGAGGTGTTCTTTGGTTTGACGACGCTCCAGAGAATATTATTCGTACTGTCCAAGCCGAATGGCAGGGGATTCGTAGCCCCCGGCTCAAAGAAGAAGAACTCCCCCCGCACAATCGGCAACCCAAAATATCTGTTTGAGGTGACGGACGAAATCTTGACTGAGGCAGCCAAGCCGGAAATCCTCTCAGAGATGGCCGCGGCATCGGGGAGGAACCCCGACCTGCTCAAGAAGTTTGTGACAAAACCGGTGGGGAGACCTCCACAGGGGAAGAAAAATGAATAATCTACCTGAAAAATCTGAGCAGTTGTCCGTCGAGGATGTGACATCGTTGATACTCAGCTACAACGACCCCAATCTCATCACGCAGATTCTCGAACATTATGGGTGGAATAGTAGTCAGGAAATCCTTGAGACCTTAAAGGTGGCTCGTCAGGATGCCAACCTTGCGGCTAAGATGACGGCAATTAAACATATTCGTACCCTGCTGCGAGAGGCGGCGGAGGCCAGTGGGATGGTCGGGAAAATTTCACGTATTATCCCCGGGGAAGATGGTACTACTACTGTCTTTTCCGCCAAGCGTATTGCCACAGCGTTCAATCCGAGAAAACAAATAAAAGTTGAGGAGATAAAAAATGACAGTCGAGAACAAGAAGAAACCGACGTTGGAGGAAGCCCTGAGTCAGAGGGCAATGAAAGTGGAACCGACTCAGGAGGAGATAGTGACACAGGCTCTCGGGGACTTGTCGGCACAGACGAGACTCGGCCAGATTCCTCCGCAGGTGGAAGAAATACCCCTGACAAGGAAAAAACTGGAATCGATATTGGAATCGGACGAATTCAAAAACCACGAGACCCCGACAATTCTGATGCAGCCGGAGACAATGACAATGAGCGAATCGGCGGAGAGCAACAGCCCGGAGACAATCCCTGTATCCAGCACCGACCCCCAACCTGCGACCAAAGGCTTTACCCCGGAGTATCTGGAACAACCTCCGCAGGGGGATAAGTTATCAGAAGATGAATTGAAAAAGATTGCCGCAGATGTAAAGACGGCAGCAGTACAGAAAGACCAACCTCCGCAGGGGGAAGAACCCAATGAGGAAACCCTTGACGCCATTGCAGACCCGGGGAAAAGTGTCTATTCCGTCGAAGAACTTATGTCAGAGCTTAACGATGGAGGTATAAACCTGCGGAGGCTCATCGAATATGTACATAGTTCTGAGTTCTCCACCGATTGGGTACGGATGCACCATTGCTGGATTAGCCGGGTTCCGAGCGTGATTCCCCGCTTGACAACGTGGGACTTGCCAAACAATGTCGATGTCTACAAGATTATCTATGAAACAATTCTGATGCCTGGCTACATCGAGACCTGCTGGCCGTCACTCAAGCTCGTAATGAATACGAGTATCGACAATGTCGAATGGACCGCGGGGGTGCTGACCACGATTGCCCTGTTCGATGTGATTCGGATGCTAACAAACCCAGAGGAATTGTCTTGATAATCTACCGCCCACACCCTCTATATCCACTGCCCAAAGATTATGCCGGGCTTTCTGCGGAGGGTCAATATCAGGCGAGAATGAGTGTGCTGTGCGACCATTCGACGCCGCACAAGCTCGTGCTGGCCTGGGATTTGTTTCGGCGATTGTATCTGGCACAAACACGAGAAGCCATATTCTATAAGGATGGTTTTCTGGAATCTCCTGATTTTCATTCGGAGATGGTCTATGCCCTCGGATCGTATGCCCTTAATGCTTGGGGAGCACCGAGGGGTTCGGCCAAATCTACGGTACTCGACCTCGAAATTACACTGCTATTGGCGTTGACAAGACCTGGTTTCGACATATCCCTGTTTTTTTCTACCGATAAAATGAAACAGCCTCGTTTCGATACGTTAATGGATCAATTAACAAGAAACGAATTGATTTTATCCGATTTTGGGACAATGAAACCCATTCGGGGGTCTGCTACTTGGAATCACGAGTATCTACAGTTTTCAAACGGTTCAACTATCTCGGGGGGGAGCGTGATGGGCAAGATGAGAGGTGGACGCCCCCGACTTCTCATCTTAGATGACCCGGAGAATGACCCCGAAAATCAATCTGAAACTTCTCGACTGGTGCTCATCGAGAGATTTGAAGTGATATTGTTCAAAAAGATGCTCCCTATGTTAAAACCCGGTTCATGTATGTTCTGGATTGGAACACTGATAGATAGACGAGCCTTCTTGTACCGAGCAATAGAGGGGGATGACCCAAGATTTGATTTTTGGAATAGGGTAAACCTTCGGGCCATCGCTTATGATGAGGAAGATGAAACAAAATGTCACCTGATTTGGCCGGAAATGTGGTCACAGGAATATCTCGAATCAGAGAGGAAACGAATAGGGCCATCCGCATTCGCATCTGAATTCTGTAATGACCCCATCTCCGCTCAAGATAGAATTTTGTTGGTTGACCCACGTAAAAATGAGTACACCGTCGAAGGGGAATTTAATTGGTCTGCACCTCTTACCAATACCAATATAGTCAAGTGGAATGAGCGGATATTCGGGGAGGATAATGACCACCGGACATACAAGGAGATGGAACGGAAATACAATGAGCTTGTGGGGCCGATGTTCAAGGTGCTTCTGTTCGACTACGCCTCGGGACTTACATCCTACCATGATTATTCCTGTATAGAGGTTTGCGGGTTCGATACGCTCGGGACGATGTGGCTTCTGTACGGGTGGCTCGGTCGGGCAAAAGACGATACCCTTATGAGGATGATTTACGAGACGGGTTTGATATGGCAGGTACGGGTTCTCGGAATAGAGGCGGTTTCGATACAGAAGGCGTTTGCGGAGGCTGCACAAGAGTATATCAATGAGCAGACTGATATGCGGGGGGACAAGTGGAGGGGGCGAGTTTTTCCCGTGACGTATCCGTCCAAGGAGTCCAAGGCACAAAGAATATCGTCGGCTCTGGAGTGGCGATTCAACTCGGGTCGCGTTAAGCTACCGGCTCATTTACAGGAGCAGTGGCCGTACAATCAGGTATATGCTCAGGCGATGGATTTCACGATGGATTTGGCCTTGCTCCAGCATGATGATGCCCTTGATACGCTTGCCATGCACAAGTACGTGATTAAGACCAAGGGCAGTAAGTTCCGCAGGGAACAGGGCAAGCCCGGGTTGAAAGAGCGGATTATCAAGAACTTGCCGGAGATAGAGGGGATGCCGGTATTGTCGGGGGTGGCCTCCGCAGAGATTACGGATGAGATGATGAATATTATGAGCCAGCAGAGGAGGAAAAGAAATATACAGCCTCCGCAGAGGAGAATAGAAAGATTGAGGCCAAAAATTATTAGATGAGGGGGAAATATGAAAGTGTATGAATTGATTGATTTACTTGCAAAATGCCCACAGAAAGCGGATGTAGTAATCTCTTATTGGGGAGAATACGGGGAAGCAGAGTCCGAGGTTCGACGGGTATCAACTGATTTGAGAGTCCCACCAGAAGAACCGGAAAAAACAATATTGCATACTTAACCCCTGTGGAGGTCTGATAAAAAGGGTTGGAAAAATCCTGATTTCTGGTATAATGTAGTTATAGAGATAGATGGGGGGATTTATGTACAGTTACATCGTGCCATTGGGAATCATCCTTTTGGGGGTTATTGGCTTAACCGTGTACGTCTTAACTATCGCCGTGAGGGAGATGTCGCGGCAACTGGTCTCATCCAACGAGAAGCTGATGATCCTGCTGGGGGCGAGAGATGGGGGGCCGGAGGTGGGGCGAGCCTTGGTTGCTTCGATGAAACCACCGAAAAAGGAAATCCCAGGAGTCGCACAGCCGAAGCCGGGGAAGGAAGAGCCGAAGGGTCATACAATGGTTGTGGGGATGAGATGATAAGGAAAATTTTATGCTGGTTGGGGTTCCACAAATACAAAGTAATTGAACTAAATTTCTCTTTATATGATGCACCTGTTGTATTGTACGAGAGAGAATGTATCTATTGTGTATATTCCCCTACGTAGGAACGGTAGTATGTCATACACTTACAGGTTGCCCCAAGACAAAAAGCAAGGCGAGGATGTAATTGCCAACCTGATTCTGCGGGGGAAGGGCAAGAGAAACCCACAGGTAATCCGGTGGTTGATTGCATCGTACTATCTACAGGGGATACGGGAATTCTCCCACCTTGATTACACCAATGGGACGGTTACGATTGGGTATCTCAGTGAGTCCGGGATTCTCAAGTTTAGGTATGAGGGAATTATAGCCAAATATGTGAGCCAGCTTGGAAGGCTGCTGTCCCTTGACCTTAGCCCGATTGCAAGGCCGAAGGGGGATATTAGTCTCGATGGGTTGAAAAAGGCGAGTGTCGCTCAGGTGGTTTTGAGTGATTCTATTACTGAGGATAAGATTAAGAAGTTCGTTCTGGATTTTATCCCACCGTTTCTTATGTATGGCACGGTGGGGGTGGGACTTTGGATTGAGGGGCCGGATTCACATGGTCTCGAAGTGATTCCACCTTGGGAGATATTTCCGATTCCGAGTGATATTTCCGGGCCACAGGATGTCAGGGGGTTGATGAGGGTTAGGTATGTCCCCGTCGATTGGATTAAAAATCTGGCTATAACCCCGGGCAAGGGTAGTAAGCTCTATAAGGGGGCTGACGATGTTAAGCTGCCATCCGGGGATATGCCGGTTGATCTTGATTCTCTCGGGGAGGGGATGGTTTCATATACTTCGACTGGCGGGGGATTCTTCGTACAATCCCCGACCAAGGATTTCGAGTCATTGAGTGGTCGGGCCAAGAAACCGAAAGATGAGAAGATGGTTCCTGTGACGGGACTGGTTGAGACTTGGACGGAGACCAGTGACGGGTTCTTGGGTGAGTACCGGATTTATATGGGGATTACTAAGTTTGCTGAGTTATACCGGTTTGACCATACCCAAAGCAAGTATTATATGCCGACACAGATTGTTCGGGATGTGCCGATAGGGAGCTTCTGGGGCAGGAGTTACGTAGACCAACTGATTCCCCTTAATAATGAGACTGAGTTGGCTCTATCCAGTGTGTTTCAATCGGTGTCGGATTTTGATTTATATGGGCTGGTAATGTGGCCTAATTCGCTCGGGACACCCCCGCTTGCCCAAAGGGGACAAGATGGATTGAAGGTAATGCGGTTTGAGCCGGATTACGCGGTTCCCGACCAGAAACCCTTCACTGTTGAACCGGCGAAGATGACCGCCCCACAATTAAAGGCCGTCGAACTTGCGGTTGCCTTAATGGATAAACAAGCCAATCAGCCCTCGGAGATGATGAGTGGCAACGCCCCCGGGCGGGTGGATTCCTCCGTAGGGTTGGGATTTTTGTATGAGGTTTCGGGGATTCCTTTGTCACCGTCGGCCAAGAATATTGCTGTGGGGATGGCTGGAATATACAGGGCTTTGCTCAGAATACTCAAGGATACGTGGTCAGATCAGAAGGTTGTACGTATTTCCAATTTGGACGATTCGCTTGCCGGTATAGTTCTGGACGCCGAGTCGGGGACATTGACTCTGAGCCAAAATGCGATTCCGTTTCCTGATGAGGTTTCGATTACGATTGCCAGCGAAGTTCCCATATCAAAGGAGCAACAAAAGGCGGAATTGAAAGAGGCTTTGAAGGATGGCAGGATTACGCTCGATGAGTTCAACTGGGCGGTCAGGAAGAGGGGGCTTGATATTCCTGTGGGGGATGAGATTGGTTGGCAGAATTATCGAAGGGCGATGCTTGAGAATCTTCTTTTGTTTGGGGATGGGGAGACCCCGGGGAAGGTTATCATTAGTGGGAACGATTTGCACCGCGTACATTTGATGATATTGCAGGCGTTTGTGGCAAGGCCGGAATTCTTCGCCGCATCCGTAAAAGTCCGGGACGCGTTTAATGAGCATATAAAGGAACATAAAATTCAGATGGGGGATTTTCCCGACCAACTTCCATACCCGGAGGAAAGTGCTGAGATGATGATGCAACCTCCGCAGGGGGGAATGCCAATGGGGAATG